AGTAGTTGCTACGTAGTCTTACCTCAGGTGTGATCCTTTATGGCTGTTGATTTCTGGTCTCCGTCCTATAGGGCCTCGGCTAGTGATCTAACGGTTGCAATCTCACCGCTCGGCTTAGTTGAACTGGCCGATGAGGAGTTTGAGGTCCACGGCCCACGCCTGAATCGCTATTCAGCAGCGTGGGCGTGGTACCTCGGACACCACTGGGCGTACCGCCGAGAGTTCGGTGAGTCCCAGTTCTATCTGAACTATGTCCGCACCCTGTCGGACTACATCACTAACTTCTGTTTTGGTAAGGCCGTACAGTTCCGCACCCCGGAACAGAACAACGCTATTATCCCCCATCTGCTCAACAAGGTGTGGGAACAGCACAACAACAAGGAACACACCCTGTGGGAGATGGGCCAGTTGGCATCTGTCACTGGGGATTGCTTCGTCAAGGTTGCCTATGAGGAGCCCTACGTGGACCCCATTGGCATTCCTATTGCGGGTAAGATTCGCATTCTCCCCCTTAATCCGGCCCACTGCTTCCCAGAATACCATCCACACGACAGGACCCGCCTACTTCGCTTTAAGTTGAAGTACCGGTTCTGGGGGACGGCTTCAGAGGGTACTCGTCAGGTCTACACGTTCACCGAGATCATCACTGACGATACCGTGGAGCAGTACATCAACGACGAGTTGGTGGACACCTACCCCAATGCCATTGGGCATATTCCTGTCGTTCACATTCCTAATACCACCATTTCGTCCTCCCCGTGGGGACAGAGTGACATCTGGGACATCATTCCGCTCAACCGAGAGTTGAACGAGAAGATGGCAGAGGTGTCAGACATCATCAACTACCACGCTGCCCCGGTTACCATCATCACCGGAGCCAAGGCGAGTCAGTTGGAACGAGGTCCTAAGAAGGTTTGGGCTGGGTTGCCCAAGGATAGCAACGTCTTCAACCTTGAATCACGGGGGGAGATGTCAGGTGCGCTTGAGTACATTCAGCACATCAAGCGCACGATGCACGAACTAACTGGTGTGCCTGAAACTGCACTTGGTCAGACCCAGCCCATTTCCAATACCAGCGGCGTCGCATTGGCTATTCAGTATCAGCCTATGATGAATCGCTATACTATGAAGAAGGTACACTTCACTAGGGGATTGCAGAAGGTCAACGAACTGGTTATCCGTACCGCTGCTATCTTTGAGCCTCAGTTACTGGTGTTCGATGCGTCTGTCTCTGAAATGCCAGAGAAGGATAACGCTATTGAACTTGATCCCACAGACCCCCTCACCTATATGACCACTGTCCACTGGCCTGATCCCTTGCCAGTTGACGTACTGATTTCCTTGAACGAAATCCAAGCCAAACTTGCTCTGGGCCTTGAGTCTAAGCGTGGAGCCCTCCAGATTCTCGGGGAAGAGTTCCCGAACGAGAAGATGGCAGAGGTGTTTGAGGAGCAGATGGAAGATGCTATGGATGCTGGCACGTTGGAGATGTTCAACGCCCAGATCATGCAGGCCGTTTTTGCCGCCACTGGAATGCTACCCCCCGATGGGGCTGCACCACCCGGCGGAGCGTCCAATGGGGAAGAAGATGGTGGGGTACTCCCCGGCGTTGCTGCCCCCGGTGCGGACGCAGGGTTGTTAGACAACTTGATACAACGGGCATACGGGGCGAGGTTCGCCCAGCGCCGTATTCCCACAGAAGACTAAGCATAAGTAGCATTACTCTAGTTATTACTAGCCAAATCAGATATGGAGAATAGTTATGGCCGATACACTTACGAACCCCCCTACGCCTGAAGCCCTTGCCGGGCTTGTAGTGGTGCCTCCCAGTCAGAAACCTGTTGATAATACTGAAGTTTCTGAAACTGCCTTTTCAGTAGGTACTGAAGAGTCAGCCTCTTCTCGCACATTCACTGAAGAGGATGTAGAGCGTATTCGCACTCAGGAGAAAGACAAGTTGTACAAGCGACTTGAGGACTCCGATGGACGAGTCAAGACACTTGAAGACCAACTGGGCATTCTTAATCACGAGAGCGACGAGAACAGGTCAGAGGCTGCACGGCTGGCTAAGGCTGAGTCTGACGCCATACGCAGGCGGGAGGAAGATGAACTTAGCGCCAAGGAACTCATCACCAAGCGTGAGACTGAGTTCGATGAGAAACTTAAGGGCGTGGAGTCAGAGTGGGAAGGCCGTCTCGCCAAGATTGAAGATGAGCGTGCCGCACAGTCTGCGATGCTTGAAAAGGAGCGTAGTTACCGTGAGTTGGAGGTTTATCTTCAGCGACGTGTAGACGAAGAAGGGGAATACATTATTCCTGAACTTCGTGATCTTGCTGCTGGCGCTACCGAAGAAGAGATAGATAACTCTATAGCGGTACTTAGGGAACGCAGTAGTGCTATACTGGAATCAATCCAGCAGTCCGCGCAACCGCGTGGTCTGCGGGGGTCGCCCATAACGGCACCCCCTGTTGGGCCAATGGAAACTCAGACGGAGCAGCACACATTGTCAGCGGAGGATATCCGTGATATGCCGATGGAACAGTACATGCAAATGCGGGACAGGCTCCTAAAGGCGCGACCCTCATCGCAGGGTCGCTTTTAACAACATAAAACCATAGTCCCCTAACGGAGGAAATCCCCAATGGCCCTACCCGCGCCTTCTGGTGGTTCGATTACGACGGCTGCTGACCAGTCTTCGCTAACCGGCTACTCGTCAGACACAGCGCTCACCCCAGCGATTCAGACTATCTGGAGCAAGGAAATCTTGTTTCAGGCTATGCCTGTACTTCGCTTTGAGCAGTTCGCTGTTAAAAAGACGGAACTTGGCGTCATGCCGGGTCTCACCGTCAACTTTATGCGTTACACCAACCTCGGAGTCGACCAGAACACTGGTGCGACACTGACGGAAGGTACTCGTATGGAGCCTTCAGCCCTTTCGGCCAGTCAGATCCAGATTGTTGTTTCTGAGCGTGGTCAGGCTATTTCAGTTACTGAGTTGCTGCTCAACGCTTCATTCGATGACGTTATGGCGTCGTCGTCCCGTCTCCTTGGCCGTCACATGGCTCAGTCGATGGATATTGAAGCACGTAACACCCTGTACAAGGCTGGTATCCCGTTCGGCGGTGGCTCGGCGGTTGCTCCGTCTATCACCTTCGGACGTACCAAGGCTACTGGTGCTCGTACCACGGTTTCGCCATATGATGGCGGCACCATTGGTACGGCTGCTTCGCCGGGCTACCTGTCCCCCACGACCATCAAGGATGCGGTTGAGACCCTCGCTGCGGAGAACATTCCGCGACTGGGCGACACCTACGTCTGCTTCGTTCACCCGTCGCAGAGCCGCTCCCTACGTGACTGGCCCGAGTTCATTGAGGTAACGAAGTACGCCGCCCCCGGTAACTTCATGCTCGGTGAGATCGGTCGCCTGTACGACGTGGTCTTCATTGAAACCACTCAGGTCTCCAAGGGCCTTGATGGTACTGCCGCAGGTTCGGCGCTCTCAGCCCTCAGTGGGTTGGATGCTGACGCAGGCACCGCTGGTATTCAGGAGAACGCCAACGCTTACAACGCCGTTATGATCGGTGACAACGCTTTCGGTCAGGCTATTGCCTTGCCGGTTGAGTTGCGCGATGGCGGCGTGATCGACTTCGGTCGTGAGCACGGCCTCGCTTGGTATGCCATCTGGGGCTTTGGTGTCATCACCAGCGAGTCCCGAGTCATACTCAACACCCTTGGTGGTGCAATCGCCTAGTTGCGATTTGTTATAGTGTTGCGTGGGGGGTTGGGGTCTACTAGCCCCGCCCCCCTGATACATATACCCCTCGGAAAGGTTTAGCACAAGATGGCTGATGAAATCGAAGTAGAAGCAGAAGAAGTAACATCAAAGGTACCACCGAAAACAACGATGGACAAGTTCGCGGTTAAGGCATCTCGCACCAAGAAGGCAACTCCAGTTGCTAAGACGCAGGTAACTCCAGTTATTGAGGACGAGCCTATAGCAGAGGTGGTTGCAGAAACCGTTACCGTAGAGGCTGAGACGAAGCGTGCCCGCATCAAGGGAACTTGGCGCATGTACTTCGCTGGTCAGGTTTACGACTTTACCGATGGGGAGTCACACGACCTCCCGCTAGACTTGTACAACTATCTGCGTGGAAGCGGAAACATCTACGACACTCTCGCATGAGGTAGGACATGGCCTTTACGATTCCTAACCGGCCAGATACAACTGACGCCGATCAGGCAGAACCAGACAAGGGCGACTTCCAGTCCCTTGGCTATCAGAAATCGGGAGTGTTGAGTGGTGGTGCTGTAACAAACAGTGCTACTAATACCGTAACCGCTGCTGCGGTGAGCGGTTATCTCAACGGTGAGTACTTTAACGTCTCGTCAGACACTGTTCTTTCTATGTCTGCCCCGGCTACTGGGAACGCTAAGTTCGTCCTGATTAATGTACAGAAATCAGGGGGAGTTTTCAGTGTGTACGCCCTACAGGGCACCACTGCCAACAACGGGGAGAGCGCTTCAAACGCCCGGTTCCCTGACTTCGACAGCACCACCGACATGCTTCTGGCTGCTGTCTACTACGCTTCCGGCGACACAGGCATAAACGCTGCTGCCATCGTTGACAAGCGTGTGTTTGTTCTACCACAGGCCAACCCCACAGTCGTAACTTCGACCCCCGGTTCTGCTGTAGGCAGTATCGGTGAGATCCGCATTGACTCTAGCCTGACCCCGGTTACGGGACAGACCAGAATCTACGTAAAGACGGACGCCACGACGTGGACCAACCTTGGGTCTGCTAGTGGTGGCGGCACCACTACTGAAGAAGTACAGGACATTGTTGGTGCTATGTTCACCGCCGATGCCTCCCACTCTGGTATCACAGCCGTCTATGATGATACCGGTGGTGGAGTTGATCTGACGGGTTCTACAGAATGGAATCTCACGGTTGCGGGGAGTACCGAGAACATCAGTGGCTCCGATACGGTAGCGATAAACGTATCCAGTAATGCTGAGGTCAGTCTGTCCCACAGCAACGGCACGATCACGATTAACGATCAGTGGCCGAAGATCAGGACACTGACCCACTCGTCAGGGGCCACCAAGCCAGCACATTACCTCGTATCAGACCCGTGGGGTTACGAGTGGGCCTTCACCCTAGATCAGTTTATTTACACCTCGCTAATCACTGCGTCCATGTGGCCTAACACTAATAACGCATGGACTTGTGGAAGTTACAATAACAGATGGTCAGGCGTCTACGGCGTTACGGTTTACTATCAGGGATTAAGCGGTCTCTCAGATAGAGACTTAAAGCAAGACTTTGGCGCAGTTCCCGGCCTCAACTTTGTCAATGGGTTGCTGCCCCAGTCTTACACGTTTAAGGATGACCCCGGAACCATCCGATGGGGCATAGTGGCACAGGATGTTGAGGAACTGTGTGAGACTCAGGGGATTGCCAACAGTTTGGTTACTGTGGGGGAGGATGGCGTCAGGAACCTAAACTACATAGACTTTCTTGCACCCGTCATCAAAGCCGTTCAGGAGTTGTCAGTACAGGTAGAGACGCGAGACACTACTATCGCAGACCTACAGGCCCGTGTAACGGCCCTTGAGAATGCTTGAGATGGCTGACCTCCCTAAACCTGATAGTACCTACTCTAACGTACACGTAACATCAGTACGTCGCATCACACCGGCTCGTATTAGTGATGACTTTCCCGCTGTAAACCAACCCGGACAGGACTCCGTACCCGGAACAGACTCGGCCAGTTAGTAGTACAATGGGTCTATGGCTGCGCTGACTGACGTTGAAACTACAGCGAGGAACTACCTGCGGGACTTCCCTCGGTTCTTCCAGTTGGACTTTGACGCCACGGGACGCACCTTTGACCTAGGTCATCCCAACATTGATTCAACAAAACTATGGATAGCAACTTATGTTAGTGGAGCGACGACGGAACTTACTACTAGCCAGTATTCCCTTGATGATAGGAACGGCTTGCTACGTCTGGGCGCTGCTCAGGCGTCGGGTACGAAACTTCTGGTAGAGGGCTACCACTATGAGTGGCTACTCCCCGCAGACCTGACCTTCTACGCCAAACTGGCCCTGAACCAGCACATGCACAATCTGGACATGGACAAGGAACAGTTGTCGTTGGTGGTTAGGGACGTTATAGGTATTGACGCCATGATTGAGTCCCTCTGGGGGCTAATGACTGAGTACAGCAGGGACATCGATGTTACTACCTCTGAGGCTGTTCACATACCGGCCTCTCAGCGCTTCCGTATGATCCAACAACTGTTGACGTACTGGACCGCAGAGTACGAGAAGAAGGCCCGTGCCCTCAACATTGGTCTGGATCGCATTGAGGTCTTCAACCTGCGTCGCATCTCCCGCACCTCCAACCGTCTGGTTCCAGTCCAGAAGTCCCGTGAGTTGGGTGACTACGGCCCGATTGAACGCATCTACTCCCCGATTGATGACGGCCAGATCGTCATTGAGAAGGAGCAGGATGAACTCCGCACCGACGTGTTCATCGACGGTGATCCTCCTGAAGGGTATGTCTCAGGCGTTAGGTACCTCTAATGACTAATGTGCGTCGTGAGGCAGACCACATTTGGGACACCTACCGAAGGTACCACCGAGAGACGGGTGAGTCACTAGTCTGGTACGAGTTGCAGCCCTTCGGGGCCACAGCAGCCACTGACAGCCTGTACGACGATGTGTACGATGAGGGCCTGTCGGCTACCGGCGGGCTACGGTATCAAACCGGAGTGATTCTTCCGGTAATACAGATACAGGAGACGGAGGACACCAAGAGGGCTCAGGCCGACGGTCGCCTCGTTGTTCAGACTGCCATCGGGGTCCTTTCAGTCAAGGACATGAGAGATGCTGGTATTAGTGACGTTGCGGAGTATCGCAAACACCTCAACGATATGTTCTTCTACGATGGCAGGTACTACGGAGTGACTGGCTACCGGTCCCGTGGACGGGTTAAAGACGAACTCATTATCGGGTTTGAGGGCATGGAAAAGTACGTGGATCAAGAGTTTGTGTACGACCCCGGACCTACCACAATCGTTGAAAACACCTACGCTTGGCCTGCTACTCTCCCATCTTAAATGGTGTATCATTAGTACAGGACTTAGCGAGCGCTAGGCCCTCTCAGATGCCCAGAGGACGTAAGGAGAACGCATGGCTCAGTTTAATGCCCCATTCTCCACGGCCTCTGGCTCAACACATGGCCCCAGTCTCGTAGAGGGCACACTGGCGATCACCCAGTATGCAGAATCCTTGATTGCTACTTTACCCGACACTTATGTGCTGGCTGCCAACGTAGCCCTAGAGGCCCACGTTAAGGATGCCCGTAAGTCTTTGAAGCATGACCCTGAATACAGTGGTCTCTCCGAGTACTACGATGTTGAAGGGGAGTTCGTAGACGACGTACTAGAACTTGAGTTCGGATTCTTTGGGGTTCCTGACAACTTGCAGGGTTTGGTTTCACGCATGGAGTTCGGGGATGCAACACACCCTCCACAAGCCTTTGTTAGGCGCACTGTTCATAAGAAGTTTAATGACATCGCTAACGACATCAGCACCACGGTGAACACTACTCTTGGTACGGAGGGTGCTTATGCCTGAGCGTTCCGGGTTCCTGCTGGCTGAAGATCAGGCCCTGAAGACTAAGTTCTCTGGTATACAGTTGGTTGACGACCGAGACAGTACTCGTGATGTGTCTGTGTTCTTTCGGTATCCCGAGGGGGAGACTGAGAAGAAGTTTCCGTTCATCACACTGGAGATGCTGGACATCACCCACGCCACCGTCCGTCAGCACTCCGACCAGAACATCTACTCATATGTGTCTGACAGCCCCCCGGCTGGTCAGCCTTCTGGACATTACAGCACTAATGGTTCAGCATCCTTCACCTATTGGCCCAACACCACCACTGACGTGAGCACTCTTACGTTGGCTAGTAATAACGCTGGAACCAGTCCGTTTGTTACCGCCTTGGAGCACACTCCTGTTGATCTGATGTATCAGGTCACCACGTTTACTCGCTCGGCGTTACATGACCGCGCTCTGCAATCACACATTCTGACCAAGGTTGCTCCGTTTAGGCGGGGTTTTCTTGACATTGGGATCGACGGCACCCAGCGCCATATGTCCTTGCTGGACTGGCGTAGTGCAGACATGCTTGACGAAGAAGCAGGCTTTAAGAAGAGGATCTTCAGAAAGGTGTACACCCTTTCTGTAACGTCAGAGATACCAGCAACTGCTTTGACAGGGGTTGGTCAGGTAACTACAGAGGCTGAGATCAGTCTCAAGGACAAGATTGAACTAGATGTGCTGTCTTAAACTCGTAACCCACCGTTAAGGAGAATACGTAATGCCAACCCAAACACGCCCCGGCGTATACGTCAACGAGGCCCCGCTAAAGGCCGTCGTTGAGAATCGTCCCGGTCGTACCACAGCGTCCTTCGTGGGACAGACCACACGGGGACCCCTCGGGAAGCCCGTGTTGATCAACTCGTGGAACTCCTATGTGAGTATCTACGGGGACATCAACGCCTCATATGAACTTGGTTACTCTGTTTACCAGTTCTTTTCCAACGGGGGAGTTGAGTGCTACGTAGTTCGTGTGCTCACCCAGAGTGCTGTTGCTAACACATCCTCACTCCTTGCTCTTACTCACGGCAGCAGCCAGTCACTGTTTACTGCCACGTCAAAGTTGGCGGGGGTTGACGGTAACGACATCACCCTTGTTGTTACCAAAGCCTCAGGTAACCCGGACAGCAGTACCACTGGCGGCTCAGGTATCTTGAACCTCACCGTAAACTACAAGGGCACGGCAGTAGAGACCTTCAACGATCTCACCTTCTCCAACGACACTGGTGCAACGTCGGCTACAATAAAAGTCAACGACGCTGTGTCTGGTTCTCAGTACATCACCATCTCGGCACAGTCTACTGACTCCAACGTCACTGGCACCAAGTTCAACACCGCCTTTACCGGAGATGTCACCTACACCTTGGCTAGTGGCGCTACCAATGGTGTGGCTGCCAAGGCCACTGGCTCTGTCCAAGGAAACACCGCCAACGTAGCAGCCAACCACTTCCTACTCACTGCTGAGAACTCTGGTGCGTGGAGTAGCGGTCTGGCCGTAGAGGTTGAAGATGGTAGGGAGGTAGCCTCCGCAACGTCGTATGGCACCTTCACGCTGATCGTTAGGCTAGATGGGGCTGAGAAGGAGAGGTGGACTGAGATTTCTCTTGACTCCACCCACAACCGCTACGTGCTGAGTCTGTTGAACAACTACTCAGACTACGTGCGAGTTTCCAACGTAGTAACCCCTACCAAGGACACCAATACGAAGGTCAACGCAGGGGTATACTCCCTCGTTGGGGGCTCTAATGGCCTCGCTGTTGCGGCAGCAGATTACACCACGTCTGTTGCCTTCTTGGATCAGGTGACTGGTGACTTGCTCATCAACCTGCCGGGGGTGTCTGGTACGTCCGAGGTAAACGCTGCCATCTCTTATGCGTCTGGCCGTGGTACTGGGTTTGTGATCATTGACCCGGATGTCACTAAGACGACAGCAGCCGAGGCGGTGACGCTCGTGGACACGTACTCCAACAGTGGCTACGGGGCGGTGTACTACCCCGGTGCTACTGTTGCAGACCCTACTAGGACAGGCCCAGCCGCCCTACGCACTGCCCCTCTGGGTGGTGCCGTCATGGCTATTTATGGCAAGGCAGAGAGAATGCACTCGGTGGCTAAGGCCCCCGCTGGCTTCAATCTTGACCTAGCCAATGTCTTTGGCTTGGTGGCTAACTACACCGAGAGCGACGAGAGCACGCTGTACGACGCACACATCAACCCAGTGCGGTTGGTTCCGGGCACGGGTGCCATCATTAATGGTACCCGTACTCTCGCAGTAACTTCTCCGGCCAAGTACATTCCGATCCGTCGGACCCTGAACTTCATCAAGGCTCGTGTCAAGGCTATTTCTGCATTTGCAGTGTTTGAGCCTAATGATGCCAACTTGCGGCAGAAGGTGGTCACTGTCATACAGCAGGAACTCAGGTCTTTGTGGGCTAAGGGTGGACTGAAGGGTAACACTGAGAGTCAGGCGTTCTATGTGACCTGCAACGCTACTAACAACACAACGTCAACCGTTGCTAACGGGGAGTTGCACGTTGAGGTCGGACTGGCCCTCCAGTACCCGGCTGAGTACATCATTGTGAACGTCAGTCAATGGACCGGCGGCGCAAACGCCGTAGATATTCTCTAGGAGGAGAAATAAATGCCAGTTATCCGTACAGACCCTTTGCGGAACTTTAAGTTCCGTGTGCAAATCGTTCCACAGGCCGACAGCGGTCTCAACACGGCACATATGGCAGCAGGTATCGGTGATCTAGGGTTCGCCCAGATGTCCGGTATTGCTGTGACCAACGAGGTCATCCCGTATCGGGAAGGTGGGATGAACACCCACCCACACAAGATGGTCGGGCAATCGGACTTCGCTCCGGTGTCCTTGGCCCGTGGAGTGTTCCCCGACAGTGGGGGCAAGGCCCTGAGCAAGTGGCAGGAGTTCATGCACTCTTGGCAGGGAGGCCAGACCGGTGGGGCTGATTCTGCTGAAAGTGGCGATACTGTTACCAACTCAGAGTACCGCTGCACTGTCAACGTGTGGGTGTATGACCACCCGGTTACGTCTGGCAACTACCAGTACAACACGGACCCGTCATCGGGAGAGGGTGGAGTAAACCTTCCTCCGAAACTGAGTATCACACTCTACAACGCTTGGCCCGGTTCATTCTCCATCAGTGACCTTAATGCTGGTGACAACGGCATTCTGATTCAGCAGTTGCAGTTGCATCACGAGGGTTTCTCACTGAAGTGGGGTGACGAGATTCCTGTACTCTAATACCATTAACCGTACTAGTTAGGAGTTAACAATGAGTTTGAGTTTGGCCGCACAGGCTGATGACATCAATGAGGCCGTTCACGACGAACCCCCTGAGGTAGGTGAGGCAGCACCAACAACTGTCTCCCTCCTCCGTGGGGTCATCGACCCAGAGTCTGGTGAGTGGCAACAGACAGCGACAGTCAGGGAGATGACAGGGGAGGATGAGGAAGAGTTGGCGCGACTAAGCAACATAGATGACCTCACCTATGCTGCCTACACCTCTGCTCTGCTTCGTCGGTCAGTCGTGTCTGTAGGCACACAGACACTTAAAGACAATCCAGACGTTCTGGACAATCTGATCATTGGTGACCGAGACCTCCTGTTTCTGGGGGTGATCAAAGCCACCTATGGCAACATCCGTGAGTTCTCAGTCTCCTGTGGGCACTGTGCTAAGAGCAATGAGGTGCAGGTCAATCTGGATGAAGACTTCCCGATCACCGAGGCCAAGTCATCGCTTACCGAGCCACGGATGCTAACCCTTAAGAATGGCACTGAGGTAAAGGTTAAGTACCTCACCGGCAAAGATGCTCAGATTATTGCAGAGGCTAGTGATAATACAGCCGAGCAGAACACAGCCATTGTTGCTCGTGCCATTATTTGGGATGACAACAGGTCCGAAAAGATTAAATCCGAGTGGTCCAAGGGCTTGTCCCTAGCGGATCGCAAGTTAGTGATCAACACCGTGCTGGACGACCAGCCCGGACCAACTTTGGAGGAGGTGGAAGCCCCGTGCGGGCATTGTGGTGAGAAGATCACAATGCTACTGGATTGGGCCTCCCTTTTATTCGGTTAACTTGACACACGTCTACTGGGAATACGACAGCATTGCTCAAGGGTACCCCGGTTATTCCTTAACCGACATTCGTAATATGTCAGTGAGACAGCGGTCCTTCTGGAACGAGATGTCTAAGTGGAGGCTAAGTAATGGCTAGTGACGACGAGGACCAGCAGTCAGTATCTGCTGGTAAGGAAGCGTTCGCTCGTTTAGGTAAGCGCCTCAAGTTCGATGAGGAGTCCCTAAAGAAGTTCACGAAGGTATTTGCAGGGTTCTCTTCTGAACTAGAGAAGACTAACAAGCAGATGAAGGGGTTGGTACAGTCAACCCGCGAGTTTAGCGCCACCGTCTCCGGTATTAAGATGCCCGAGTTGGGCATGGGTGGCGGCGGGGGTAAGACTCCTGCTGGGGGTGTTCCTAGCAACGGCAACTTCTTAAAGACCGGCATGGCCTACGGGGCTATGAAGGTGCTTGGGGCTTCGGGGATGGGTGCAGCGGCTCTTGGAGCCGCAGCCGTCGGGAAGGTACATGAAGCAGGGAAGGCAGCGTGGGGTTACGCTGGTAACAGGATTCAGGAGAACGCTGGGGGCGTCCTGACCGCAGACCGCACGGGACTGCTGATGAGGCAGATGTACGGTGGCACCCAACTGGACTACCAGAGTAGGTGGCGTCAGCCCTTGACGGGTGGGCTCATCGGCAAAGGTGGTGTTGAGCAGATGATGAAACTTCAGACCACTATGGGTATCAACCCAACGTCCATGCTTAAAGACGTTGAGGCCATCAGGGTCGCCTCTGGCTTCGGGTACACCACTGAGGACGCCACAAAGATGATCACGGCAATGGCCTCGCCGGGGTCCTCCAACCTGATGACCATGATGATGGGTAAGGGTTTCTGGGGTCCGGGTGGTGAGGCTCGTGGTGTTATGCCACTAGCCAACAACATCATCAACCGTATGAACTTGGATAGCACTGAACGTATTACTGGGGCTTTACAGTCCGGTTCAATGACTCGCGCCAATCTGTCTCGCATGGGATTGCCCGAAGACATGCAGGACATGGTCCTACAGTTAGCCCAGCAGAATGTGCAGTTTAAGGAGATGGGTGGTAGTGGGTCCTACGACCCATCCAACGAAAGCCATCGGAAACTGATGGGGATTAACGACGCCTACGCTATGGAAGAACAGCGTACTCGTATGTCAGAAGTAGAACGGGGTGAGTCGTTCTACAGGAAGCAAGTTGACAACTACGCCCAACTGGAAAAGAACACACAGGGCCTGATTGAGAAGTTCCAACAGTTGGATGAGGCTCTCAGCCCCATCATTGGTTTGAGTGCCGACCTTAAGAACAAGTGGTGGCTGCGTCTAGCAGGAAAGGTACCCGGCTTTGGCGGGCTTGGGAAGTTGTCCGGGGCAACAGGGGACACTGAGCACCTCAGGGACGCAGGCATGAACAGTGGGTTCGCTTCAAGTCTTCAGAAGATGAAGTCGGCAGCCGACAGTGCTGGTGTTCCCTTGAGCCTGACCAGTGGGACTAGGGATTCTGCCAAGCAGGAGATGCTGTTCCGCTCTCG